AGGGAGTCCTGAATCCTATCACGGTGATCCCCTTCAAGGATGAGGATGGGAATGAGAAATACCGCCTTGTGGATGGTGAGCGCAGACTGAGGGCTACCCTCGCAGCCATCGAGGAAGGAGCCGATATCAAGCGCATCAAGGCTCTTTTCCTTCCACGCAACACCAAGGAGGAAGATCTTCTGATCGAGCAGATGATGAGGAATGAAGGAAAGAACTTCACCGAGTATGAGCAGGCGATCATGTTCCAGCGGTTCCGTGATAAGTTCGGATATACCGCATCCGAGATCGCTGCAAAATTCTGCAAATCTCAGACCTTCGTAGGTCGATGCCTGAGCCTTTTGGAGTTGGCTCCTGAGATTCAGGAAAAGATCGAGAATGGAGAGATCTCAACGGGTGCAGTCCGTCAGATCGTGAACTCGAATAAGGAGGATGAGAAGGCTCAGATCGAAGCCGTTCAGGATGCCATTGCCGATGCCAAGGAGAAGGGAAACAAATCAGCCTCCGTGAAGAATCTGCAAGGTGATGCCAAGTCGCAGAAGGATCTGAAGAAGGTGATCGATGGATTCCAGCTCCTTATCAAGTATGGCATTCAGGGGAAGATCGAGATTCAGGAATTCGACTGCAAGCAGATCGCCATTGCCCTGCATAAGGCTACCACGATGGAGGATGCCATCAGGAAACTTCAGGATATGATCTCCCCTGACACTCAGGAATCGCCTGAGGATGAGAATCAGGACTCCATCATCAAGCAATGGAAGGATCTGAAGGCGAAGCATCAGAACTCATTCATTCTATTCAGGAACGGGGATTTCTATGAGGCATTCTGTGATGATGCGAAGCCCATAGCCGAAACCCTCGGCATTGTTCTGTGCAAGCGTGGTGAGAGTGACTTCTGCGGATTCCCGCATCATGCACTCGATACCTATCTCCCCAAGCTGGTGAGAAAGGGGATGAGGGTAGCCATCTGCGATCCCCTCGTAGATCCAAAGAAAGAGCCGAAAAACCCCATCAAGCATGAGGTTGAGGGATTGGATGAGCAGGAAAACGGCTGATTTTCGGGATTTTTCGTGGTAATATGAAGAAATTTTCGTAATTTTGCAGCAAGGTATGAGTACAAAAGTGGTACACCTCAGGTTGAATGAGCCATTCGAGGGTCAAAATGACTTCTATTTCGGCTCGATCAAGGCGATCTACGATACCATCCCGAAAGAAAGGATCGGGATCGGTTACAAATCTCTCACGAATCATGGTCTGAAAGGGAATCTCTACAAGAATTCCCTTTGCACCATCGATATAGGGATCATGAGACGGAAGTCTATCAGGAACAAGAAACAATAATTTCAACGCAATAGAGATATGATAGGAGCAATTATCGGGGATATCGTAGGTAGTACCTATGAATTCCACAACACAAGAGATTATAACTTCGAGCTTTTCCCTGAGGGGAGCTCTTTCACGGATGATACGATCTGCACCATAGCGATAGCGGATGCGATCCTGAAGAAGATCCCGTATAAGGATAGCCTGATCGATTGGTGCAGAAGATATCCTCATCCAAAGGGGGCATACGGGGCATCATTCTCACGATGGATCAATTCATCAGATCCTCAGCCCTATGACTCATTCGGTAATGGAGCAGCCATGAGGGTTTCTCCGATTGGATGGGCTTTCAATAATGCAGTCAGGATCTATCATGAGGCTGCTGAGAGTGCATCATGCTCGCATTCCCATGAAGAAGGAATCAAGGGGGCTGCAATGATCGCACAATCCATCTCCATGCTCAGGACTGACTATCTCGGAAATTCCAAGAAGGAGGTAAGAAAAGCCCTCATGAACACCTACGGATCCGATTATGAGGATCGCCTTCCTATTGCTGGGGTATGGGATGAGACCTGCATGGGATGCGTACCCCTCGCCATCCATCTTTTCCTGAGATCCCGTAATTTTGAGGATGCCATAAGATTGGCGGTATCATACGGAGGTGATTCCGATACCCTCGGAGCCATCGTTGGATCCCTCGCTGGGGCTTTCTATACGATCCCATCAGGAATCTCTAAGAAAGCTATAAGATATCTCCCAAAGGATATTCTCGATGTGGTTCTACGATTCTCTGAGAGATATGATCCGTATTTCATTCAAACAATAAAATAAACTCAGTTCAATATGAAGAAAGAAGATTTATTGCATCATTGCAGATTCTACAAAGGAGAGAAAACCAATCCGAATCCTGAGGGGAATAGTGCCTTATTTTGGGATTATGAGAGGGTGTGGATTCAGGAAATGACAAAACCAACCATGCAATCAGATTTCATCTCTGACTGCATCAGCGAGTATGTAGGCATAGGATTAGGCGATTTTGAGAAAACGGATGATACCCCGCTATCCCTGAAGGCAGTCCTATTCAATCGGTATTGCCATTGGAATAGCGGATCAACCCTTGATTGCGTTGAACCATTCAAGGAGTTCTATATCAATGACTATATAAAAGAGAAAGCCACCGATTGAGTGGCTTTCTTCTTAGTATGGATATGGATAACCATTTACATATGGGAATGGTAGAGGATTCTGAGATATGATCTCCACATCAATATACCATTTACCGCCTGATTTCTCGACTTTCGTCACCCTGAATGTGGTTCCTCGCTGAATCAGGATCTCACTCTCATCTCCGAAACTACCCTGAGGGCTCTTTCCATCCCAATGCCTACCCGAACCGCATCCGAAAGCAGAGAATGGCTCACAATACATCAGCCTTGATCCCTTCGGTACATAGATATTGAAGATGATGGGCTTATGATCGAATCCCTTTCCTTTCGCCACTCCAGCACTCCAAAAAGCTCCCTCGGTTCCAGTCTTACCAACAAGGGCATATATCTCTGCATCCGAGGCGGTATCATAGTTCAATAACCCGAACTTCTTTAATGCGACAGATGTATCACCTCTCTGAACCCACATATCGAAATCGTAGTATGATTTATTGATGATGCTCTCGATGAGAGGTATTCGCTTCTCTCCGAGCTTCTTCTGAGATTCGGATCCGTAATATGTAAGACCTCGCAGAGGCTCTTGGATATTGCAGTATGATGATGTATATCCATAGATGGCATCCTTTTCATCATCGGTTGCACCAATCCAAACCTCCCCGCACTTATCCCTCAGGTTCTCATCTGCCTTTCGGGTGGTCTTAGCCCACATTGCAGCATCCTTTCGCTTCTGAGAATAGACATCCTGATCGAAAGAAACCAATCCGCCATTCTTTGCGATCTTCTTGGCATCCCTCTTTGCTTGCTCCTTGATTCGCTTCTGATATTCGGTATATGCAAGGGTTGCCTTTGCCTGAATGGTCGGGATATCTGATTTATTCGCAAGAGCCATCTTATAGTCGAGTAGGAGAGTAGCGACATTCTTTGACTGCGGATGATTAGCAGACCATATCTCTACAACCGACATCTGAGCCGTGATAGCCTCCAGCTTCTGCTGATAGATCACTTCTTCGAGCTTCGTCTTATATGCATCCTGAACGACCTTCCATGTGGGATATTGGGTGTGCGGTTTCAGGAATGTTGGATCCTCTACATATTGGATCTCCTTTTCGAGCATCTTCTTCTGCTCTGCAAGGGTATGACCTGAGATCTTAGCCAATCCCTTCTCGATGGCATCATGAGCGGCATTCAGCTCATTCATCGTGAATTGCTTATGCCACATATGAACATCAGGAATGAGATCGATAACCTGAGCCTCGAACTCCTTAACCAACTTGATCTTATCCATGATGAGCTTTGCCTGATCCCTGAGAGCAATGAGATCGGATCCCTTGATGAGATCCTGCAACTTGGTTATATCGACCTCACCATAATCCTTACCCTCATTCATGGCATTGATACCGCTCTCGATGATTCCACGCTTCGCCTGAGCGAGCTTCAGAGCCTCGGATCGAACATCATCCCATCGTGCGTGATCGTATGCATCCTGAAGGGCTGAGGTGTCGAATCCCTCGATATCCTTGAACTCATCCAAATATCTCTCGGCTGCATCCATAGACTTTGCCCTGAATCTCGCTTTCTTGGTGATCTCATCGATCTTCTCAGGGGTACGATCCTCATGTCTCTGAGCTGCGATTTCAAGCGGAGTGAGCTTCTTTTCGTACTTATCAGGATTGAGGATCTGATCCACCGCCTGATAGTTATTCCTGACGAAATACGGATCTTTGCCGTAATCATGGGCATCCACGATCTTATCCGCTTTCTCCCTTACCCAATCCTTGAATCCCTGAGGATAGTCCGTGATCTGCTTTCCCTTTGGGGTATAGGTCTCTCCCTTCAGGAAAGCCTCATTGACCTTTGCCATCTCATCCTCCGACATCAGGATAGGGGTGCATACGCAGTAGCATTGTGGATGGAACCCGTCAA